TTGTTGCTGGTGGAGGAGGCGGTGGTTATGAATATGGAGGTGGAGGAGGAGCTGGGGGTTATATAGCAAATTCTTCCTATACTATAACTAATGCAACATCCTATACTGTTACCGTTGGAGCATTAGGGGCTGGAAGAACGGGAAGTGCAGGAAGTGGAACTAATGGTGGAAATTCAGAAATTAATAGTGACGCTACGACTTTGGCCATTGGAGGAGGTGGAGGAGGTCATTATCAAAATGTTGGGGGTAATTCTGGCGGTTCTGGTGGCGGGGGCGGTTATCAAACTGGAACTGGCGGTGCTGCAACTTCGGGACAAGGAAATGCGGGCGGGACAGGAAACGGAAGCTTTCCGGGTGGTGGTGGTGGCGCTGGTGGGAGTCCTACTGGTTCAATACAAAATGGTGGAGTAGGATTATCAAATAGTATTTCAGGAAGCTTTGTGGCCTATGCGGGGGGCGGTGGGGCTTATAATAATGGGACAGGTGGAAGTGGTTGCGGAGGGGCAGGCACTACAGGTAATGGTGGAGCAGCTTCTGGAAATGGTTGCGGTGGTGGGGCTGGGTCAGTTTCAGGTTCAGGAGGTAATGGAAGTGCCGGGATTGTAATTATTTCATATCAAACAAATTTATTTTTCGCAGATGGTACAGGCGGCACAATAACCCATGTTGGAGGAAATACTATCCACACTTTTACTTCTTCGGGAACTTTTGTGTCACCTAGTTTATTTACAGGTACGACAATACAAAACGCAACCATTCATAATGCGGTGATTCAATGAAAAAGTTTTTATCAATATTAATATTGGTTTTTATGTTTGCTCCCTTAGTATTGGCTCAACCTTATACCATAGTGATCAAAGGAGGCGTATCTTTAAATGAACCTAATCCCCCGGCAAATACTTGGTGGATTACGGCCTCTGGAGCTGGGAATTTATCTGGTACGAGTTTAGCGAATGCGGGAGCAATAGGTACGTTTAGTTTCGTGCCCGTGAACTATAGGGACACAGTTTATTTCTGCGGTAATTTTAATCAAGCTATCAACCCTTCCACTTTAGGAAGCGGATTACCTGGGTATCCAATAACATTAGATTCCTCTTGCCCAGGAGGAACACCGGCAGTATTTGATGGAGCAAATGTAGTAACCGGATGGACCTCTGTCAGCAGTAATGTTTATTCAACGCCTTTAGCATCAGGAAGTGGTCCGTGGGTAAGCGGGACTGGAAGTTATGGTACAGCCTTTGGAGGTATTGTAACCGAAGATGATGTGGCTTTAATTGCCGTTCCTTTTATAACCAATATTGCCACGACTATTCCTAACATGGTGTCAACCACGTCAACCTTTTCATTAGGTAGCTGGACGTATGATAATTCGAATGGCATTCTCTATGTCTTAACAACAGATGCAAGTAGCCCATCTGGTCATACCATAGAAGCGTCATATGGTCAGAATTTTTCTACCCTTTTTAATTTAAGTGGCAAGTCAAATATCACTATACAGAATATGACGATTAAGAATGCTGGTGATTATGGGGTAGACATTCCTAACGGAACAAATATTATTTTTGCCAACAACGCTGTTTACAATATTGATAATTGGGGATTGATTGCGGCAAATGAAATAAATATGACGACAAGCAGCAATGCCGTACATAATGTTGTGTGGACAGCGCATTCACCTTCCCCAAGTGAAGCAGTAGGAGAGGGAATCAGATATGACGGTGGATCAGGAGGCTCTATATTTGGGAATACGGTTTCTTATGACCCAAGCGCAGGGATTGATCTTCATGGTGGGGTTACCGGAGTAAAAATGTATAGCAATGTTATCCATGACAATATCGGAATGTCAACATTTTATTCTTCTGGAATTTATCTTGATAATGCTCAGGGTAATTTTATCTATGGGAATGAAATTTATAATGAGATGGTGGGCATTAATCTAAACGGTGAGAATACCAACTCATCATCTTCTGGCAACTATGTTTATAATAACCTCGTCTATAATTGGTATTACACAGGCTCTTATTTAGGTGGTTCAGAAGGATGGGTGTCGAGTCAAAATAACTTCTGGTATAACAATACTTTTGTCGTTGGACCAAGCCAAGACGGTTCAGGTGGACAGGCAATTGCTATTCAAAATAGCGTTGATGATACATTCCAAAATAATATTGTTTATGGGAATGTTTACTCTTACTCGGCAGGGGGGCAAACTTTTGCGCCCGGCTACTTTGACTATAATCAATATTATAATACCACCTTTGGAGGGTCCTATAATTCCTATTCCGCGTGGCAGACAGCAACTCAGGGAGAAACGCATAGTGCCAATTCTTCTCCATCCATAGGAAGCGTTTTTGTTGGTTCCTCAATTCCTCCGGCAACGAATTTTGAACTTGTTGGCGGATCGCCAGCTTTAAATGTAGGAACTAATCTTTCATTCGTTTTCACAACCAATTATGCCGGAAGTTCGCGGCCATCATCAGGAGCGTGGAATGCCGGAGCTTATTAGTAAGAGAATTTTATTATTTATTTTTACAGCCTTATGTTGTGGAGCAACTTACCCGATAAGCGTTAATTTGCCCAATAACTCTCCCTCTGTAACACCTAAGACCTTGTATGTGGCTCAGAACTGCTCTGGGAATTGTAGTGGTGTAGATCAATCTGATTATATATCAATAGCCAACACAAATAATTTCACAATACTGAATCCTGGCGATACAGCTTACTGGTGTGGTACTATTCGCCATCAGTCTGATGCTGGAGGAGATGGCATACAAATTCTTACCTCGGGTTTGTCTGGACAGCAAATTACTATCACTGGAAATTGTCCAGGTAATGCGGGAATTATAGATGGAGCAAGCCCTATTAATTCATCGTGGACTTCAGTGGGAAGCAATATCTATTCAACTCCGTACACGGCTTCTGTGCTTTTACCCTCAGCTAGCGGGATAGTAACAGAAGATAATATGCCGTTAGTAGCTATTGCATGGAAAGGTAGTGCGGCATCTACTATTGCATTTATGGCGGCCTCTGTCCCGAATACGATATCCAATTCAAGCACTTCAAATACGGTAGGGACAGGTTCATTTACATTTACAATTAATACCGGATTGACAATCGCAACGGGAACCACAATAGAAGTCAATTCAAATCTTAATACCTTTGTTGGAATGATAGGAACCGTAACTTCTTATAATTCAAGCACTGGTTCACTCGTTATTAATGCCACTTCTTCGGGAGGGTCTGGTACTTTTGCATATTGGTATATTTATATCGGTTCAGGAATGTGGTCTTATGATACAAGTAATCAGGTTTTATATGTAATGACTACTGGTCTTGATAGTCCGTCAGGACATACAATGGAAGCTTCTTATGGAAGTCAGGGTACTTTTTTGATAAGGAATACAGGGTCTTATGTGACACTTGAAGATTTAACCATCGAGAATTCTGCTGATTATATGTTATATTGGGAAGGATTTAATAATAATACTTCTCCTGCTGGGAATATCATAAATAACAACACCATTATTGCCAGTTCAAATTGGGCTGTATTTGGCTACGACCAAACCAATTTGATTACCCATGACAATACTATAACTTATGGCGTTTGGGGTGCCCACACTCCTTCTGGCAATGCGTTTGGAGAATGTATCAGGTATCTTTACCCTATAGGCGGGGCTATCTATAATAATACAATTATTAAATCTCCAAGCATTGGAATTGACCTTTGGCATACCTACGGAGGAGGTGTAAATGTTTATAATAACACCATCCACGATGGGAATTTGGAATCCCTTGGAGATGTAGGTATTTACCTTGATTCATCTTGGAATAATTTTATTTACAGTAATACGATTTATAGTGAGACAGTAGACATGGAGGTTAATGCGGAAGCAGGGGCTGTTGCTTCTCAAAATAATTATATATATAATAATGTTCTTTATAATTGGAGTGGAATAGGTTTTTATATAGGAGATTTTGGTTTTCCAACACCAATTACAAGTCAATATAATTTTATTTTTAATAACGATATTGTTTTTGTTGTGCCAACAGGTGCTTTTGCTAACGGTACAAGTAATGGATTAGCAGTAGAAATATCAAGGAGCTGGGATGATACGTTTCAAAATAACCTTGTCTATCCATCCATAGGAATATTCCAATCTACCGCAGGAATTAATTCAAATTTTGCACCAGGATTCTTTAACTATAACACTTATGCTGTAAATCCATTTTCTTTTATTAATCCGGGAGGCACATATACTTTTGCGGCTTGGCAAGCATATGTTCATGGAGATACTAACAGTGGACTGCCTTCACAGACTAATTTCCCAACACTTACTTTTGTTTCGCCATCTTCACCCATTAATCTTGAATTATTAGCCGCCTCTGCGCCTATTGGAGCTGGTACGAATTTAACAGGGGTTTTTAATACAGATTTTAATGGTATTACCCGAGAGTCACCACCTAATTCTTGGGAAACAGGCGCATATACTTATCCCCAGTGATAATATCTAAAAAGGAGAGAATGTGGAACAATATATGCTTTGGATTGCTATTATTGGAACTATTGCTTTCCCTTTTGGGGGATGGGTAATTAATACTTTGATTACAAAAAAGATTGATGATCAAAATGCGCGGATAACAGCATTAGAGGCTGGCCGCGAGGAAGACAAAGAAGAATTCTATAAACAATTAAATGGAGTAAGATTATCTATTGAGAGTACCTATGTCCGTCGTGATATATATGATCAGGCCATGAGCTTTCATCAAAAAGAAACTGACACAAAATTCACTAATTTGATAGAATCAATGAACAAGCAATTTGAGAATGTTGAGAAAAATATAGATGGAGTTAAAGATTTGATTAATGAGAAGTTCAATGGTAAAAAACAATAAGGAGGAAGTATGACAGATGAAATAATGCGCGATATAATCGCGGCCATGGTAATCGCAGTTTATTTAGCACTATTGGCTTTTAAGATGCCAGTAGACCCCACATTGGGAAGTTTGGCTATGATCTGCTTTGGGTATTTCTTTAAAGGTCAAACGCAAGGATGGAGTTTGGCGAAACCTGTTGCGAAAGTAGTTCCTGTGCTATTGGCTTTCCTATTACTATCTGGTGGAACTGCTAAAGCAGATTTATTTAACCCAGTAGGTCCAGGAACAAACGCTAAATATAAATCATTTTTGACTACTGTAAATGGACCGAGCGGTAATACGCTTCAAGATATTGCAACAATATTTAATTATCTTGGTGAGCGCGAAGGTTATGTTTATAATGGTCGTTTAAAACAAGCTGACATTACTACTGGTGCAACGATAATTTCTATCCCAGCTTATAATTTGGCTGTGGCCGGAAATCTTTTAACACCAACCTCTCTTAATGGTTCTTTTTTTGATGGTTGGTCTGTTGGTCCAGAGTGGAATATAGGAAACTATTTAGCTCCACAAGCTCAGAACATTCCTTTGCTTCAATACATCACTCAGGCATATGTTGGTTTGTATGCTGGTGAAGAAAAGGATAGTAAGGGTAATTATCAGTTTGCGCCACTCATTGGTGGAGATATAAAGATAAGTTTTGGACCACAAGGATCATAAATAAAATAGGGTAGTTTGTATCTTTTGAAATAAAAATATATACCAAGGAGAAGAATATCATGATACCTCGTAAAATTAAAAGATATGGTTGGATTCCTTCATTGCCTCATAATCACAAGAAATTCGCCTCTTGCAATGCTTTCTGTGAACAGCTTCCAGCATTGGTTGATTTAAGGCCTAAATGTCCTCCAGTATATGATCAGGGTAATCTTGGGTCATGTACGGCCAACGGCATTTCAGGGTGCATTCAATTCGTACAACCTCAAATCATGCCTTCCCGTTTATTCATTTATTATAATGAACGCGTGATAGAAGGCGACGTAAGTCAAGATGCCGGGGCTCAGATCCATGATGGCATTAAATCCGTATCAGTAGAAGGCTGTTGTATCGAGGATGAATGGCCGTATGATATTGCTAAATATGCAGTTCAGCCAACAGATCAATGTTATGCTGATGCCAAGAATGACTTGATTAGTGATTATGTTTCTTTAGATACCAACATGGATATTAAGCAATGTTTAAATTCCGGGTATCCTGTTGTTTTTGGTATGACAGTTTATGAATCTTTTGAAGATCCTACGGTGGCTCAGACAGGTATGGTTCCTATGCCAGGAAATGATGAACAAGTCTTGGGAGGTCACTGCATGGTTATTGTTGGATACGACGATGAGAAACAGTGTTTCATTGTCCGTAATTCTTGGGGCATTTCTTGGGGCTTGGTTGGCTACTGCTACATTCCTTACGCTTATATCGAGCAATACGCCAGTGATTTCTGGAGTATAAAATAATGAATAATAGAGGCCAATCTGACGCGCATCATTGGGGATGGATGATTGTAGTCTTGATTATCTTTGGTGTGAGCACATACATTTTTACAATAAATCGTCCTGATGTTCAAAAGGGTGGTTATTCTGCTGACTATCATCGTCAAGATTGGCCTCTTTCTATTCATATTGGAGAGGGTGGCTGTGCGAGACTTGATTCTATGAAATCACTGGGAGGATCAAATAATGTTAATCCTAAAATTCTTCATTGATGCGGTGTGCGGAGTTCTTTTTTCTTTGGGGGGAGCTGGATTTTTGTGGATGCGTCGGTATGTAATGCCTGTTGTAATAGCAATAACATTCTCAATTGTAACTCACACTTGGTGGCTTGGGATATTAGTTTTGCCAGTAATTGGGACGCTTTGCATTGGATATCGAGGGGGAGAGTTTCTTGTAAGAGGGGCTTGGATGCTTCTTCAAGCCACTGTAATTGGTATCGGAGCGTTCTTAACTCATCATTTATCTTGGTATTTTTACGTTCCTTATTGTCTTGGTGCTTTTGTGCTTGGAGGGACATTATATAGCCTTTATCAAATTATTGGAGATTTTATTTTTGGTTTTGCTTTAGCATTGATTCTATTTCTAATTCATTAAATAGATCTCCCCACAGTTCTTCTGGAGTATCCTTATCATAGCGTATACCGTTGTAATAAAAGCATGAAGGTTTTGTTGTAAATTTAGCGTTCTTATTATATTCCTCTAAAATCTTATTAATATCTTCCTTAGAATAATCTGCGTATTTAGTGAAATTCTGAGCAGGCAGAAAATCTATTAATGGCTTTTTTTTCTTAAATAGAGACAAGAACCATTTGATCATATTCTTTTCCTCTTGTTAATAAAGTTAGTCTTCTCTCTCGCTGTTAGTCTTTCTTCTTTTTTAATCATTGGAATCAAGTTTTTGATAGTATCGCGCATAGTTTTAACCTCTTTGCGCTGACGTTCTTCATTGTTTAAATAGAAGTTTTTCTCTGCCTCGTCTAAGAATGCTGACGCATTTTTAAGATCTTTGTTTTTTACAGACATCATAGCGCCATACATTAAAAGCTCATAGTTAGTTCTGTTATGCAGCAACCCTTCAAAGATCTGCTGAGATGCCATGTCATGCTTTCCCTCATTCATAAGATCTGTAATAAGTAAGTTGCGTGGCCAGTGAATATTGGGGAAGTATTGAAAGTGATAAGCATAGTAATTCGTAAGATCTTTGTACATAGGCATAACTACGGATAAGCATATAATATAGTAGGCAATCAATGAAACTACGGTTAAAGCGTAGATAGGGAGAGATAAGAAGTGGAGTAAATAAGCTACAAAGAACATCATGAAGACGTTTGGGAGGCTACAATATCGATCTGAGAGGATCTGAGTTATGGGCAAAACAGCACTCCATTGAAGCGTAGAGACTAATAAGAAAGCACAGAAGGGCTTATATATAGCTGGTAATAGGAAAATCCCGATAATGACAATAAAAAGAGCAAGTACGCCCCAATAGAAATCATTATTAATTTTATACGCATCTTCATTACCTTTCTTAGTTAGTCCCCATTCAAAACGATCTGGGTATTGCATTGAACAAACTCTTGGTATAAGCATCTTGAAAAAGAAAAAACCAAATGTCTTTATAATGACAATGAAGTGGTTTAAATCATATTGCATTATCTCAACATGGCTCATGGTAGATATTCGGGTAGTACATTTATCTTTTATTTTTTTCCATCCTAAGCATAAGAATACTGGAATTAATATCAAGTACCAAAATGAATGACTTATCAATAGGATTGGAGAGAAGAAAGCTGAGACCTGTAAAGCCCCTGTTAATAAATAAAGTAACGGAGAAGCCATAGGAAATAACATCATCAATAGAACAAGTATTATGTTTAAAGAATATCGACGCCCATTAAGCCATATAGAGGTCTGATTATTTATTGGATTACAGGCATAGAGTAGAGATGCTGTGAGAGAAACTTGATTATGCCCCAATGCCAAATACATTAATACACAGATTGTGGTATGTAAAAAAAGCGTTACACTATGTTCAACCTTGGTGTTTGTTCCGAAAGTTGTACCACTGTAGAAGTGATCTTCAAACCAACACCGTAATTCTATAAAGGTTTTTATTGCCAACTTTCCATCTTTGAAGAATGGCCAGCTACCACGCTTTCTTCTTGCGTGATACCACTGATGATCGTCCATGACGAGATCAAAGTTTATGGTTTTATGATAAAGGACGACATTAAAAATCACAATAAAAAGACATTCAACCATTTTTAACTCCTGGAAGAAATATGTATAGGATTATAGGTAGAATATTTATTAACAAAACCATTAATAAGAATTCAATTAATATTCTTAGAGTCTTTTTTAAGAGCATCTCGAATTTCCTCTAACAAGTCAATCATTTGTTTTTGATATTTATACCCTAACTGACCATAATGCGTACTGAATTTAACATTGAGCCAATCAACGACTTTTCCTATCCGATGAACCTGCACCCATCCTATAAGACCCAAGACGGGCATAGATATCAGAAGCATCCATAATAACCACCAATGATCCTTGAGTTTTAAAGTATAATACACACCAAAAATCATCATCACGAGGTATCGAAATTGATTAAATAAATCAAGCCCCTTCTGATTGTAAAACCAATACCGAATGGCCTTATTCTTCCACCCAAGCCAATGTTCATGATTTTTGGGATCATCTTCTATCATTGCAGCCTTTCATGGCCTAAATGAAATTTATTACACCAAGGGCATTTATACGCCACTGCATTTGATGGCACTATTTGACCTGTCCTTCGTATTCGACTAAGTTCATTGAGAGCTGTCTTTTCTTTTTTGTACGCTATTTTACCAGCGCACATTCTTTCATAAGAATCTTGAGAAAGCATATTATTTCAATTGACCCATTTGACCAGCTACAGCAGCTAGAAATTGTGACAACTGATCTTTGGTGAAAGTTATTGTATCTACAGACTTATCTAGCTTAATTATCAATTTATTGTTGACTATACCAACGCTTATTTTCAATCGGTCATCTTCTTGAATAGTAACTTTAGGCGTTAATCCTAGAATCTTCTTTATTTTATTTAACATTTTAATCCTTTCTAAATGAGAGTTCCAGCAATGTCTCTTTCTTTAGCAAACAGATATTCTTCGTCATTATACTTAGTTGCTATGATTGGACCATTAATTAAGACCATGTCTCCGACTTTATGAGTCGTCTTTATATACACACCAAACTCCCAATGTCCAGGACCAATAGACAATATCTCAAATGGAATCATTTCTCTGGGACTATTAGCAGCCTCCTTTGGTAAATGAATAAAGCTCTTTTTTTCATGTTTCTTAACCAACATAAAATCTTGTTCTGGTTTTACAATTGCGTCTTTCATTAAATCCTCCTGTAAGTATTTTTTAATCCGGTTTGATGATACCATTTTAGTTTCCCCTCTGACTTGCCTTTCTGATCTTCTGAAATATGCGTTTTAAAAATGGACGCTTTTCTCTCACTTGTTGATCGGCTGGATCAGAAATATTCTTAAAGTGCTTTACTAAAGTGCGCGCTCCCATCAGCAGGTAGTCCTCAACCACTGTATGGGTATGTCTGAACTTCTTATAAGAAAGTTCTTCGCGCAACCTCTGAGTCCAGTAAGCAGCGCCTTTCCATTCTGGGTGTTCTAAGAAGAACTTCAAACGTCGTGTTGGGTGTTGTGGAGCTGGTGGAGTTAATTTCATGATAATCCTTTCTATTTTTGACTAGGGAACCGGAACTCTGATGTACATCAATCGCGTGATCTTTTGTTCTTTCGTCTCACGGGCGTCCTAGAAGTGGCTATTTATTCCCTAGTCAATTATAAGACTTCAAACCAAGCTAAAGCTTGATTCCCTTCCTTGCGTAAGCTCCTGAGCAATGCTTCATCATCAGGAATGCGCCTGATCTTTCCTTCTATAACAAAATCACGTATAGTCCTATCTGCACGTAAATAGAAGTTTACGCTCTTATAGTTATTTATGTCAACATAACTGAATACTTTTTTGAATTTACACCATTCAAACAATTTCCATTCTTTAGTAATCTTCATTATAATCCTTTCTTTTGAATGAGTTCTTGTAGGTATATTTCATAAGCGATAGCCATCCGCTCTGATATTTTAACTTTAGGTTTAACCATATGACAGTCATTGTTAATAGGTGTGCAGTTAAAGGCGCTTTGAATGAATAGAGGGTAACGCTGTCTGTTTATCGAAGTATTGGCAAGAGGATGGTGGAACTCTGTGATCTTCTTAGTGCAAGCTGTTGAGCATTGACAAAAACCAGATGATGCCTGGAACATTATTTCTCTGACTCGAGGACTGAATGTATTCATTAAATTACCTTCAATTCTAAAAGTTTCAAATAACATTTATACGTAGCATCTACATCATCTTTGCTATTATGTGCATTAAATTCCTCATTAAAGAGCTTGAAATAAAGCTCAGTAAGTTTAGGGTATTTATTACCCAGACCACAGAATTTTATTGTTTTTTGCATTAGATCTAGACGCTTCTCTTTGTCTAGGAGCTGTTGGAACTTCTCATAAGTATTGGGAGGAACATTGTTTGCTGTAATAAGTCTCAGAATATTAGCCTTAATAATTGATGTGTCAAAATAGATATTAAATCCAATCAATTTTTCTATACCCTGAGCATCTTCGAGCATTTCAAGTAAAGCCATACTCACTGTATAATTACTTGTATTAGCGATAGCACTAGTGATCCCATGTATTTTTGTAGATTCTTCTGGAATGTCAATACCCTCTTGATTGACTATAATGTACTTAGTTTCTTCGTCATTGATCTTGTACGCAAGAGTCACAATGAAAGGGAATGTCATAAAATCTACTTCATAGTTCGCATTCTTTACAGGAAGTCCAGTTGTTTCAATATCGAAGGTAAGTGTTTTCATTTATATGTCTCGATATGAGAAGGCTTCATTTGAGTAGCTGGCTGGAACGGACCGGGCGCACATAGAAAACGTTGCTCTCGTAGCAGAAGTACACGTTACCGCTGCAGAACGACACGCACCACGCAGCGTCCTTGCGCCATGCTGTCTTTGTTCCAGACCAATACCAATCATCATGCTTCGTGTCTTTAAATATTCCTGCATTGATGGCTGGTTCATTTTTGGTAAAATCCACTAAGGAATGAAGCTCGTGAATCTCTGGAAGACGGCCACCTTTTTCTTCACAGTATTTGATGGCATCGGCCAAGTTCATAGTTTTTTCTGAACTAGGACCAAAGTCCAATCCGGTCACTTCATCTTTAACCCAACCATCATCAATAATTTTGAATCGATCTGGTGAATTTAAAGCTAACATCAATTTGTTATTGTTCCCCATGTACTCCTCCTTTTTTATTTTTGGATTAAATATCCAAAATTAATTCAGAAAAATGTATTGGCTTAGTTAATACTTTAACTGTTTTGCAGTAATCACAGCAACCGCATGAATCAGGCTCTGCTCTGCCTTCCTTAAGAGCTTTAATTCTTTCTATATTAGGTTCAATCGTTGATAAAGATGAGTCAAGGTCATATTGAGTAAACCCTATGATTTCTATATCTGGAACAGATTCTTTGCTCGCAACTGCAATAAAAAATGGAATATCTTTTCCTATATTCATTGTGACTATTTTTTGATACACAGCAGCTTGAATGTTATATCCCCAATATTCAACGAATGACATATATCCATGATCTTTAACCCAAAAAGATTCTCTGATAGATTTTATGATCTTTAGATCAGCAATAAATTTTTTACGATCTAGAGAGTCAACTTTGCATTTCCATTGGACTCCGAATATCTCTCCAGTGAATATAACCTGCTGCTCGCCTTCCATGAATTTCATAAAATAATTATCTTTCTCAATTCGAGTGATTATTTCTTCTGCTTGAGCATAGTCAGATTTCAAACAACCAGCTTTAGTCAAAATTTCAGGATGTTGAGACTTAAATATATTTAAATTATCTGAAAAATGCGCATCACAATAAAGACCAACAAGAAGTGGAGTTGTAAGATTTTGTTGCCATTCACCACGCATTTTGGCGAGAGCCATAGCTTCACATCCTCTCTGTCCCATTGTGCCAACAAAATCTTTGTATTGGCTGACAGAGAAATACTTCGTCATAGCCTCTGGAGAAAAATAATTTTCTTGAGTAAGAATCATGACTTACCTTTATATTCCTTAATTCTAACTTCTATCTGCCAATCTTCTTCTGTAGGATACTTATCTCTCAATTTCTGTCTTAATTCAGCATCAGGATCTACAGCAGATTCGGAAGATTGCGTAGTATCGGTAGAAGTATTTTTAAAAGGGTCTTCAATTTTTACATCTACGACCTTTTTAAGTTTTGGGTCTACTACTGTAATAGCTCCTTCTTCAAAGGCTGCGGCTTGCTCCGCATGATCAAAATCCAGAGCTAAGAGTTTGCAAAGGCGACGTAGAACCGTCTTTTTAGCTTGCTCTCCCCAGGACTTGCTCCATGCTGGGCTGTTGGGAGCCTTCGCATAGTTTTTACGAGTCTCCTCTACCTCTTTCTTGCTCATTGCCTCATACCGCATTGATCCATCCTCGAAATAAGCAACGGCAAATACACCAATAATTTCTTTGTCGTTAAATAGGATGGGTTTAAAATTCAATATTTGTTTACCTCCTTCGATTTGTATATCCAACTCGTCGCCTTCTCTGACTAATTGAGCGTAAGCGTCCCGGAGAGGTTCTTGGCTATATTTCTTTACGAGTTTAACCTCTCCCTTATAATCGGTCTGGAAATTTAATTCAAAAACTCCAGTGGGTTGTCCGTTTTTATAAACTTCATAAGGGATTGGATAACATTCTTTACGAAAGAAATCTAATCCTAGGTAAGCTCCTTTAATCATAGTACGGGCGACACTTAAAGATGTGCATTTTTCTATATCCTTTGTATCATTAAGAACGGTAATACAATTTTGAAGGAATCTACTTTGGTTAAAATCCTTTGGGAAAGCATTAATTTGTTCCTGAAGAAGTGTATTTAATTGAGTAGACACTTCAGCAAGCATTTTTGATTTCTGTGTGGCGATTTCAGTTGTCATAACCTCTCCTTTTTGCAAAACTTTAAGAGTCAAAAAGTCAAAATCACTGGCTGGAACGGACCGGGCGCACATAGCCATCGTCGCTCTCGCTGCGGCTGCCCACGTAACCGTAGCCGAACGACACGCACCACGCACATGACTTATCCCAAGCGCAAATGGTACTCGACCAATAATAATCAGATTTGGTGTCTTTGAATATTTCTTTATCAATACAAGGATTGTATTTTTTTAAATCTTGCAAGGTTTCCAATTCTGTACGAGTAGGTAAGCGTCCCCCGCAATCCTCACAATATTTCTTAGCGTTGGCTAATGTCATTATCTCCGAGGAAGACGCTCCCCATTCTAAGCCAGTGGAATGGTCTTTAATCCAATGATCTTTCAATACCTCAAATCGAATTTCTTTTTTAGTAGTAACGGTCTTTTTCATAAAATCTCCTTTTTTTATTATTTATAATTGAATTACGGTTAAAGCATCATCATCCGTCGTGCGAGATGCAATGAACTGTATGCCTTTTTCTTTGAGATTTTTATAAACTTTGGATCTATTTACCGAAGCTAAACGCTCAATTCCATCAATTAAAACCATTTGAAGTGAAGCAGGATTGCTTGTGGCGACTGAAAGACAAAGTTCAAATTTTTCTCCATCCGAGAGATTGCTTATTGGTAAACCATTGATCAAAGGAAGTCCATCTTTAATCGTAAGTCCTTCGATTGGAATATTTGCTTTCTCAAGAATCTCTCCCGGCAATGTGCGAGCTTTCTCTATTTTAACAGTGAGAGCTTCTGAGTCTTTAGTAAGCTGATCAACGTCTGTTTTAAGATCAATCATGCGCTTGAATTCATTAACAAAAGACTTCATTTTTTCAGCATTATCAGCTTCTTCTTGAAGGTCATTTAAGGGAGATGTTTCAAGCTTTGCTGCTTCTTCGTGTTGTTTAACTTCTCCTTCAATCTCTGCAACATTAGCTTCATAGGTTTTTTGAGCGATTGAGGTCTTATCGATTTTCTTTTCTTCAAGAGTTGTTAGCTCTGTTTTGTATGCCTTGATTTTATTTTCAAGGTCAACTATTTGTTTTTCTAAAGAGTTACGAGTGTTAGTATTTTCTCTATCAATCGCGCTCTTTTCAATCTCAAATTCCGCTTGAAAGCTTCTCACGCGATTGTCTTTGTTTGAAACCACTCTTTTAGCTTCATCAATTTCTTTATTTTTATGCCTAATAGTTTCTATTTTTCTATATAGATCTCCAAGATTGAATGCTTCCCATTTTGAAGCATCGTAGTTTGGTGGTAAAGCTTTACCTATTTCTTCAATGAAAGCTTGTTTGTTCCGCGCTTCGCGGTTAAGATCTTGACGCTTTAGAAAATAAAATCCTTCTTCTGCCTGTATATCATGTAGCACCGAGAGAATATTCTGCTCATAGTTCACATCAGGTGGAATTTCGCCAAATTGCGCCTTAATCCAGTTCAAATCCCATTTAAAGTCGATTAGGTCTAGGATGATTCGATTCTGTTCCTTAGCGTCCATTTGTGAGAACTCTACGGGGTTTAATTGGAGTTCTGCGAACAGTTCACGCAAAAAGGCTTCATTTTTTTCAATTTTGTCTCCTTCTTGCTTGATTGACTTGTAATCTGCTTTATTTGAGCGGGCTTTGCGGTGTATGCTCAATCCAGTATCTGTCTGAATGAAAACCTCGCCTTCTTGCTCTCCGTTCAATATAACGTACTCACGATCTGATTTATTGGTAAGAGCGAAGCGAATAGAGTCAATCACAGCAGACTTGTTGACTCCATTTTTACCTGTTAATTCAATATCTTTGCCGTCAGCATCGAACTCCTTAATACCGAACAAGTTCCTTATCCTAAGCTTTGAAATTTTCATTTTGTCTCCTTAATTTATACCTTTTTTGCTGGATTGCGTGAACTGACCTATTTAATTCTTTCGCGATTGATCTATCGGTACATATGTGCATAGAGGCACACATAAAATTTATTTCATATTCTGTCCAAACTCTGTGGGGAACTCCAGTTGGTCTTATCTTAGTTGGCTTAGTTACAATCTTGGTCTTGTCGTAATGGCGTTGACGTTGAGCCCTGCGCTTTTCCGGATTCCTGTGTCTCCAAGCAAGCTTCTGTTTTGTGTGTTTAGTTCCCATTTAGACTGGTTGCAGGAGAGGTCCTGTTCCTTTCTTTTTCATTTTTCTAATGAGCCTTTCATTGTACCCTTCATTCATGTATCTATTGTAAGCTTCGCTGTGATTAGTGAATAATCCAGGAGCATGACTTTTATAGGGATGATTTTTAGATACTTTACGTCTCATGCTGCCTGTCTTTTTAATGATAATCATATTCTCACAAAACCAAGTAAATGTTTAATATGACCTAAGCGATAATGAAATCTTCTTACTTTAGCTGGAAACTTTCCAACATTTCCTTCAATCGTTGTAATTCTTTCCCCCTGTACTTTCTCAATAATACCAACATGGCCTTGATGAGTTCCTCTTGAAAATACAATGATATCTCCTTCTCGAGGTGTACCTTTAACTCTATTGGAGCGGTGTGCCCAGTAGGATCTTGCACTAAGATAGTAATAGTCCCGTAACCCTGATTGATATCGAACCCAAGAGACAAACCCGGCGCACCATGAAACATCTTTGCCTCTTGTGTACATTTCGACGATTGGACCTGCGTCTTTGCCATACATTTCTCCTTTTCCTATTTGAGTTTCTGCAATTTGTACAGTTAAAGGTATTTCCTGAGCATGGCAAGCTCTACAGAATAGGGTTAAGACAAACAGAATAAATAGAATTTTAATCCATAATGGAAGATCAAAGAAGAGGGGATTTTTGCTCATTTTTTAGGTCTCCCGCGTTTTCTACCACGACGACATGGTTTCGATCCATTGAGTTTTGAAGACATTGCTTTTTTGATGCTCTTTATTTTTCCTAATATTCTTGCTGCTTCATTTATCTGATTCATAGCTAAATTATAAACCTATCGTTAGGTTTTGTAAAGAAAATATTTATTCATCCATTTTCAATGCCACTGCTTCTCTTACAACAGATTTTATACCTAACATTTTAGGATTTTTCTCGACCATATCTCTAATTTTATATGGTAGATTAGGATTGAATTCCAAAGTAAATTTAATACTGCCGTCTTCAAATTGTTGGTAGTCTTTTATGTCCCCAATATTGACAATAGCTTTAGGAGTTTTCAATGTAGCTACGCGATGAAATTCTAAAATTACTTTTATTCTTTCCATATTTCTCCAATATTATTTATTAGGCATCTTATTTGTATTCCAACTATAAACATTACCGTCTTTACACGCCACAGCTAACAATGCCGGTTAAGTAAACTATCTCTCTTTATTTTGTAATTTCCCATATCTTTAGTGACCAATAAAAAGATAATGAAATTAAAGGAAAAGCAAGCAACATTAAAATAAAAACCACTAAACTATATAATAATTGTTTATATTCTTCTTTCATACCCCTCCTTTAACAATGCCGTTTAAGTAAACAACATCTTCTTTCTGTATTCTAAAAATTAGTAGGAACCCTAACAACAAAAAATCATCTCGATAATAAAGCGTTCTTCCTTTCCTAAACGTATATATTCTATGATACATATCCCTCCTTTAACAATGCCGTTTAAGTAAACAAATACTCCTGTGCTAATCGGCGTTGGGCGATTTCGTCATAATCACAGAATAATGTCTGTCCTTTATATCCTCGTTGTAAATGAAATACTCCGCAAGGAAATCCAAAGGGAAAACCGCACCTTGACGCACCAATAAAATAGCAACTAACAATACCACCATAACCAAACATTTGTTTTATAGTACCCATACTTTTCATCATTTTAGAAATAGGAACAAGTAATACTACATTCTCGGCAAGTTTAAATGAATGGTCTAAGAATCTATTAAAATCAGAGTAGGGTGGATTTGTAACAATCCAGTCTACTTGTTCGTCAAAATCATAAAAGTTTTTACCATCAGCAATTTCACACCATAAAGTTCCTTCTGGTAAATATCTTAAAAATGCTCCTTCCCCTTTACACGGTTCTAAAACTTTTCCTTTAATTGGAAATAATGAGCATATCTTTTTTGCTATCTCATCAGGTGTAAATACAACATCATTTTTATTTAGATGGGCGTAGCGACCTGCTATATACGGATTGTGTTTTTGACCTTTTATGCTTCCCATTTTTTCTTACCTTCTTTCTTAATTCTAATTTTAATAATTCTTTCAAAAATTCTGTACTCATTTTATAACCTCAAGGCAATCCCCACAGATAATCTTGTTTATGTAGTCGTCAGGGTACTGCATATCCCTCCTTTAACAATGCCGTTTACTGTGTTATGGTTCAAGGTGCATTTTTATCTACTGTCTTTATATAGTATTTATAAAGGGTATTGTTTTGTTCTAACTGCTCAACCCTTGAACGTAAATTATAGAAATCATCATTTCTTTGATTAGAATCATTGGAAATAACTGCTTGTTTTAAATCCTCATAGTATAAGTTCCATTGACCCACTAATCCTACTGAAAATAAAATAAATCCTGTTATCATTAAGAATATACTCATACTCCCTCCTTTAACAATGCCGGTTAAGTAAACTGATTTATAGAGTTTTCTTACTGTTGTGGGTGGTGGGGTTATTTATATATAGCCATTGTTTCCTTATGAATCCGACAAACCCATGAATGTCCCGTTTCTTTTGTAGGCTCATAATTATCAAGGTCGCAATTACATTGCATAGTTTTCTCTAAATCTTCAGCTATTAATCGCATATTTTTATCCATAACGCTCTCCATTCCTTTAATGTTGTGGGTGATGGGGTTATTTAAACAGTTCTTGGTGTAATTCTCCATATTGACTATTAAAAATATGTAACCCTACTGGTGGATAAACACAATTAGCCAATAATTTACGCTTATCCTTCACATCAAATGGGGATAAATCAATCCCATGATATTCCTGTAAGGTGTTAATGACTTCTTCCGCTTGTCGTCTGGTTGATTCTCTGGTGTTCAGTATTGATAACTTTAATTCTTTTTTATTGCCACCGCTGACCGGAGGAATGTAAAAGTTTGCCCAGAAGTAATGCCTGTCAATATTTTGAGGTTTAAGTATTGGCTCATAATATGGCTCTACATTCTCCACAACATATTTCCCTTTGCAAAAATGTTTCAAGAAAATTATCTCTTGCCACAATGACATATCTGGATACCTAACAACGCCTTGAGCATTTAAAAAGAAGTTTACTCCTGAATGGGTTGGGCAAGGTGGTGAGGACCATACAAAATCAAATCCTTTGTAATTGTCAATCAAATATTGGTGAGCGTCTGTTACAACAACTTTGTCTTTAGGAAATAATGACTGATATACGCTTGCTATCTCTGGATTAAGTTCCACCGCCGTAACCTCAACATCAGTCCATAGCTTGCGATTGCCACCGATACCTGAATATAGGTTAAGCACCTTCATTCTCTCTCCATTCCTTTAACTGTTGTGGGTGATGGGTTATTTAAATATCACTATACAGCTTGGGAATGGCGCCCTTGCCCCTGGGTCAGCATTATCATCAAATCTCAATCTTCCCCGTATAAATCTAATTTCACCTTTCAAACAATATTCATGAAACCAACGGGTATCTGTACGACTTGGCAATAGACAGACAAATACAAGATTATTCTTAATGGATTGATCGTAGGCGTGTTTAACAAAATCACATATTCTTCTTCCGTATGGAGGATTCATAAAACATTTGCCGTTGGGAATATGTATATCCTGTTTTAAGAAATCATTTTCTTTGTCGAAATAAGATGGGCATAGGTTGTTTTCTTTGCTGGCACATACATCTATATCAAATCCAAATTCATCCTCAAGTTTATTAAATAGGTCAATAGGAGTACGCCAATCGCCTCGATCACTTGTATACATTCCTTTATTCATCATTTTGCCCATAACATAATCCTATTAAAAATGCGTCTTAAAACATAAGATCGCACAATACTTATTAAAGTGAAGATTATCCCTATCCAAAAAGCCTGTGAAACGCCCACCTTATAGCCAAAAATGGGCAATACAATCAAGTTTGCAGTCATACTGATACCAAACCCTATTACGGTATTAAAAATGGCTTCTAGGGCACTATGTGACTTCTTTTGACCTTCTACCTTCATTTACACGATCTCCATTCCTTTAACTGTTGTGGGTGATGGGGTTATTTAATCTCTATATCCTTTTTATTTGTTAGCCATATTTTCATTGGCATTTTCTTACCATTTTTGTTGCAAATATGACATGGATAAATTCTAACTCCACTTCCTATAAAATAAGCTACTAACCATTTGTGCCCTAAGCATTGACCACAACATTTATATTTACACATATTGACCTCCCAATCTTTTTACTTCTTCAATAGCTTTCCATAAATCTGTTTTTTCAAAATCACAACGATAATTTTGCAAGTAAAAGAAACAAAGGGAGTCAAACCATAGACCAGATTCATGAAACATATTTATTTCATTCCATTTTTTATTACATAATCCGCAATTATGCTTCATTCTCTCTCCATTCCTTTAACAATGCCCTGGGTTAATCTACCCCACTAAATCCTTAACATCAATACCGTTTTGGCGTTCTTCGTCGGTAATTGAACATTCGTCCACGTCGCCCCTAATCCATGACACGTCGCCACTAAGCCCTGACACGTAGCCCCTAAGCCCTGACACGTTGCCACTAAGCCCTGACACGTAGCCCCTAAGCCCTGACACGTCGCCCCTAATCCCTGACACGTCGCCACTAAGCCCTGACACGTCGCCACTAAGCCCTGACACGTCGCCCCTAATCCATGACACGTCGCCACTAAGCCCTGACACGTAGCCACTAATCCCTGACACGTCGCCACTAAGCCCTGACACGTCGCCACTAAGCCCTGACACGTTGCCACTAAGCCCTGACACGTCGCCACTAAGCCCTGACACGTCGCCCCTAATCCATGACACGTCGCCACTAAGCCCTGACACGTAGCCACTAATCCCTGACACGTCGCCACTAAGCCCTGACACGTCGCCACTAAGCCCTGACACGTTGCCACTAAGCCCTGACGGACAACCTTCGTGTTTATCCCCTTTATCGTCAATCCAGTACAGTTTCATTTCAATTTTCTTTAATTTTTTTAACATATCCCTCCTTTAACAATGCCGGTTAAGTAAGTTCATTTCACGAAGAATTTTTTGGGCTATTTTAAACTTCCTGTTGTGGGTGATGGGATTATTTAAGATAATCCTTTAATGCAATCACAATATCAATAACAGCGTTTTGAAATTCTTCATGTTTAAAAGAGAATAGATAATCTGAACTTCTTGAATCGTCATAAAGTTTATACCTCATGCCTCTTTGGAGAAATACGGCTTCTATGACCTCATGTACAAAGTTCTCTGGTATATCTTGTGGAAATTTTGTGCCTATTTTTATGGTAAAATCATCAACTGAAAAGGAAGCGCCAGACTTGTCCTTATGAGCTGTAACTTTAAAAGTTTTACCACAAATTTGAACTGTTTTTGGCAACTTCATACATTAGTCCTTGTATTCTGGAACATAAAATTTCTCTATTTCTTCCCTTAATTCACTTGCTTTTATTATCAATGCTGTTTGTTTTTCGGATGCCTCAAATCTTTCAATCGCCCAGCAAAGTAATAATACTAACCATTCACATTCTTGTTTTACATTTCTTTGTCTTGAATTTAATTCTCTCATAACGCTCTCCATTCCTTTAACTGTTGTGGGTGATAGGTTATTTAATCTCTATATCCTTTTTATTTGTTAGCCATATTTTCATTGGCATTTTCTTACCATTTTTGTTGCAAATATGACATGGATAAATTCTAACTCCACTTCCTATAAAATAAGCTACTAACCATTTGTGCCCTAAGCATTGACCACAACATTTATATTTACACATATTGACCTCCCAATCTTTTTACTTCTTCAATAGCTTTCCATAAATCTGTTTTTTCAAAATCACAACGATAATTTTGCAAGTAAAAGAAACAAAGAGAGTCAAACCATAGACCAGATTCATGAAACATATTTATTTCATTCCATTTTTTATTACATAATCCGCAATTATGCTTCATTCTCTCTCCATTCCTTTAACAATGCCGTTAAACTGAGTACTGCGTGAAGTTGGACTATTTATCCTCTTTAAACTTATTAAGCATAAAATTCCTAATAGAGGTTCTACAAGATTGTCCCATTGTTGCCCAGACTTGGGGGTACATAATTTGAATATGCCCCATTACTTCTATAACGTATTCCACGTGTGTCATAAAGGTTCCACGTGGAATATTGATTTATAAACCATTGAAATCAAACAATCTTATTCCTACATTTCATAATTGCTTCATTTATTTCATGCTCAGTATATTTTCCAGCTAACTCTTGCAGAATCTCATTATTATTTTTTTTAGCAGCGATCATTTCTAAAACAACCATACTACAGATACGCTTATAGGGTGCGGAAGAAGTAAAGGTTTTATTATTTTGTTCCCAAGTAGCTAAACAAGCTTTCCATTTCTTTATAGGTTTATTACGACCTTGAACCCATCCATTTGCTTCATAGTGAGAGAAGAAAGCTATCGGATCTATTTTTGTACCTTTTTCTAAGAAATAAGCTTTAACTTCATCAATAGTGGGAGCAATAAATATCTTATTTTTATCTGCTTTTGTAGTTACAATTACATTTACATTTTCATTTTCACTATGATTATCATATGATTTCATATGATTATCATGTGATTTACGTCTGTTTTTAGATCTAGAATTACTATAATCCCTTCTCTTTATTAGACTTCTATATACCCATTCAATACAATACCCACCGTTCATAAGAGACAAAACCATCTTTAACTCTGTTTTTTGATCTTCACTAAGACGCTTAGTAAAGAAGTCAAATGTCTTTTGTGAAATACATATGTTTCTCATATGTTCACACATGATACGATCATAGGCAACTTGAACAGGTTCGCTTAAGCATTGAGTATCTCTCAAGTAATCACCTGGGTAAAATAAGAATGCTGGATCTTTTGACATAGTGTAAAATAAAAACCCGTTTAACATTGACCAGAGATTTTAAGCTCTACGTTGGCACGCGGGGGTCAAGAGGTACGGGTTAGCCTTTCGGCCAAAAGAAAACTGGCAGCTATTTTGCTGTCAGTTGAGTGTTGCGATCTATTCTCTTTTTCCCTCGTGCCATGATGTAATACTACAGAATCATTTTTAATTTGTCAAGAGAATATTTGACTATTTTTCATTTTGGGTGTATACATACTCTCATGAGCCATGAAAATAATAATATCCCACCCCATGCTGATGGAGAAATGGTAACAGGATGCGTATGTCCAGATCATAAGCTATGTAATCATGGTGGCACAGTCCAGACCCCGCAGGGGGTGGTGGTAGATCCCGCACAAGAACAGAAATCCCAATCTAAAGAAACAGATCCCATTGAAGATGCTCTTGATTTAATTGAAAAGGAAATGGAGAAAAGCGAAACCACAGATAGCTTAACTCCCAGGCAAGCCGCTTTTGTTTTGGAATACTTAAAAGAACGTAATGCAACCCAAGCCGCCATTCGTGCTGGATATAGTATAAATACTGCACAACAAATAGGTTCTGAAAACTTGTCAAAACCTGTGATTAAGGCCGCAATCAACGAACAACTACGTGCACGTGCGCGAAGGTCTTTGATCACAGCAGATAGCATCTTAGCGGATATGCACCGGCTTGCTCAAAGATGTATGCAAGCGGAACCTGTGATGGTCTTTGATAAAATAAAAGGTGAATGGAAACATTTAGGTGAAGATATTGGTGAGCCGGTATATCAATTCGATTCACAAGGTGCAAACAAAGCACTTGAAAACTTAGCTCGTAATCAGAAGCTCTTAACTGACAAAACAGAAATTGGTAATCTTGATGGTACAAATTTGAATGCTCCTGTGATCAAGCGCGTGTATGTTGCTACAACAGATCAAGCAGCTCAAGAGATGAAACCAGAAGATGAGCAATGAAATACATTTTAGTTATCCAGGAAAATTTGAGCCCCTTATTGAAAGAAGATCAAGACGTAAAGTTGCAAAAGGTGGGAGAGGTAGTGCTAAGAGTGAGAGCTTTGGACAATTAGCTGTTGAAGAAACTCATACCGCAAAGCATAGATTCCTATGTTGTCGTGAACTGCAAAACTCCATAAAAGAATCCGTACACCAGACTCTCAAAGATATTATCTATGCCAAACAACTAGATAAATATTATCGAATTACAGATACTTCAATACGTAGCTTAAGAACAGGTAGCGAATTTCTTTTCAGAGGCATACGCAATAATCCAAATGAAATAAAATCCCTCAAAGGTATAACTAGATGTTGGTTAGAAGAAGGCGAAGGCGCTAGTGCTAGTAGCTTAGAGGTTCTCATCCCTACCATACGTGCTGATGATTCTGAAATTTGGGTATCTTACAACCCAGAGACTAAAGACAGTCCATGTGATAAAACATTTATTACCCATGCTCATCCTGATTCTATTATCGTTGACATGAATTGGAGAGACAATCCTTGGTTTCCCGAAGTATTAAGACGCGAGAAAGATCTTTGCAAGATAGTTGATTATGAGAAATATCTTTGGATTTGGGAAGGGCAGTACAAGAAATACGCTCACGATCTGATATTCAGAGACAAGATTCAATGTGATTGCGACTTTGTAACGCCTGATGGGGTTAGATTCTATTACGGACTTGACTTTGGTTTCAGCAATGATCCTCTATCCGCTCATAGAATGTTTGAAAAGCAAGACGGCGATTTTACTGATCTTTACATTGACTATGAGGTTTATGGTTTAGGCATTGAACTTGATGATATGCACAAGCGTTTGATAGAAGGATTGCCTGGTGTATTGCGTAATAGGTTAATGGCTGATAGCGCGCGCCCAGATACAATAAGTTTCTTACGGCGTCCATTTAGCAAGAACGGTAGAACTTACCCGGCTATAGATTGTGTTGGTGCTGAGAAGAAGAAGGGCAGCTTAGAAGATGGAATTGATTATCTCAGACATTACAGACATATTTACATTCACCGTCGTTGTCCAGGAGCAAAAGAAGATTATCAAAATTATCGCTGGAAGCGAGATGCTAAGACTGATGAAATTTTATCAGAACCTGTTGACAAATCCAATCACACACCCGATGATAATAGATACGCGCTGGAACCACTGATAAAACTGAAAGTGAGCGGCTTCGATGTCTTCTAAAAAACCCTCAAGAACACCACCAAAGATTTCGCCTAAATTAGCTAATGCAAAACTACCACCACAAGTAAATCTCACTTCACCACTCGAAGAACTCTTTACGCAAGGCGTCATGGTAGAGAATAGTTTCGATAATGGTGATCAAATGCTTTCAGGAGTATTTGATTCACAAGGCAACTCTCCTTTTTATCCTCAACCACTTTCAGCACCAAATACACTTTATCAGTCTTTGAATTATACACCAATGATCACTCTGAATCGTGTAGCGGTGACTCAAGCGTACATGACTCATGGCATATTACAAACCGCTATTGATGTTCCTGTTTTAGATGGATTCAGGGGCGGTCTTATCATCAAATCAGAACAATTAGATGATGATGATATTACAGAACTTAATAATTACCTGCGCGAAAGCAAAACTATACATGAAATAAAAGACGTATTTCGTTGGGCAAGACTATATGGGGGAGCTGGTTTAATCATAAACGTACCACAAGACCCAATAAATCCATTAAACTGGCATTACGTTGATTATCCAGACATCCCTCTTTCTTTCGTAGCAGCAGACCGCTGGGAGCTTGTGCTTAATGTCATTCAGCTTGACGAAGTAGAATTCCCTTACAATTATTATGGTCAACCCATGCGCAAAGACAGAGTAATGCGCGTAATAGGTAAAGAGGCTCCAAGCTTCTTAAGGCCACGCTTGCAAGGTTGGGGCATGAGCGAATTCGAGCGCATGATCAGAGACATCAATCAATTTGTCAAAGGTCAGAACGCTATGTTTCAGCTTATGGATGAGTTCAAGATTGACGTATTTAAGCTTCTTGGATTCAATTCTACAGTGCTTTCAGACTTAGCGCGTGGGAAGATTAGCAAGCGCATATTCTGGATGAACTATCTCAAGAACTACCACAGAGCTTTGATTCTGGACATGGAAGATGAGTATGTTCAGAAACAGCTTACTATGTCGGGGTGGGGTGAAGTATTCCAACAGATCATGATTGGAATGAGTGCGGCTTGCCGTATGCCTATGTCAAAGCTGTTTGGGTTTACAGCTACAAAGGGCTTGAGCGCCAATACTGATGATCTTGAGAATTATAATGCAATGATCGAAGCAGAGATAAGAGAACCAGCTCTAGATCTATTGTATCCTGTAGTAAGAATGACTTGCCGCCATTTGTTCGGTTTTGAACCAACTGATCTAGATATTGGATTTGTGCCTTTAAGAGTTCTTGGTCCAGTCGAAGAAGAAGAAATACGTACCTCAAAGCAAAATCGTCATTTCCAGAATCTCAGTGCCGATATGCTCACTCCCCAAGAGTATATGGAAGCTCTTAAGCGTGATGATGTTTTCACTATGGAAACTGAGGTAGGTGAGGGATTAAGAGATCCTCTCCCTTTAGCACGTATGCAAGAAGCTTTAGAAGGTCCTGAAAAAGGAAACAAGACAAAGAGCGAATAAATGACTAGATTTATGAAATCAGTCATGAAGCTTGTAGCAGACCGCAGGAAGCGCGTACACAAGAAATGCCATAAGATCATGAATGAAGCTAAGAAAATTCCATGGCAAAAGAAATCACGATAGAAGTTCATACTAAATTATTAGATGGGTGGATTTCTGATGGAATTGAATATGTTCTTATCGAAATAACTGTTGCAAATAACTCACCAGAACTATATTTGTTTAATTCAATCGAGGAGGATTAAAATGTCTTTAATAAAGGTTCAAAAATTTTCCGAACTGACCGAAGAACAAAAGAAGGAACGAATAGCCCCACGTGTTAAAATTAACACTGAATGTACTTGCCCTGAAAATTGCCCGTTTAATTGTAAAGGTGAATGTGGTTGTCAAGTCTGCCATGAAGCATATATGGATTATTTAAGTCTACCAGAGGCATAATGAAAAAAGAATTTAAATGGCAGACCGCAATTAATTATACCATTTTGGATACAAATGCCATCTTTAAGAACTTTGGTATCAGCAATAAAGACATTAAAAAGCATGCCAATGAGATTGCTCAACAAATTATTGCTATTTTTAATTATATGAGTTTTTCTAATGCTTAAAGCCCAACCAATCCCCGACAAAGACATCTATCATCAACTCATTTACCGGGAGATTAAAGAGCTTTTGGATGAAATGCTCTTTATACCAATACTCAAGATAACTAGAGCGCAAAGCGTAAAGAATGCGCCTTCCAAAGCTTTAATTGAAGCTCTCAGATTAGGAAAGATAACTTATGCCGAAAATTACTTTACAGGCAAATTCAATGCCGCAATTGGGCTTGAATTGCGTAAGATGGGGGCAGATTGGAACAAAGTTCGCAAAGCCTACTTTCTTGCCCAAGGCAACATTCCTACAGACGTTAAAATCGCTATTGCCGCAGGAAACTCACTCATTCAAGAAAAAATCACTGAAATAAATAAACAACTTACGTTCTTACAACAAACTGGAAACATTCCAGAAATTAACTTTGATGTTCAATTTGCGGGTATGCTCATTGATATTGATAAGCAGTTTAAGACTACTATTCCAGAGGACATTGGCATTCCAATGACTCTTTCGACATTACAGCGCGAAACAATAAAGCGCGAATATACTGAGAACATGAACAAGTACATTAAAGATTTGACTGTAGATAGCATTGAACGCTTGCGTAAGAAAGTTATTGAGAATGTTCAAGAGGGCTATCGCGCATCAAATCTCTTAGGCGTGATCGAGGCAGAGAGAGGCGTTGCTGATCGTCATGCTTTATTTATTGCGAAACAAGAAACATCGCTGATGGTTTCTACATATCGAGACTCACGTTATCAAGAGGCTGGCATTCGTCGCTATTTGTGGAGTACCAGTCATGATGAGCGTGTACGTCCTGATCATAAGAAGCTTGATGGTAAAACATTTTCTTTCAATCAGCCACCTATAACAGATTCAAGAACAGGTGCGCGTAATAATCCTGGATATGATTTCGGATGCAGATGCGTCGCTATTCCAATACTTGATGATGATGTAGAAATCAAGTATGGAAAAAAATAATAAAATATATTTGACAATGGACAAATTAATTTTCATAATCAAGCTATTGATACAGAACAGATTCACCGGAACATTAACAATCGAATTCTTTGAGGGCGGAGTAAGATCCGCTCATCAAAACGAGAAAGTCATATGAAATAAAAGCCTTGCAATAGTATAGGACCAAGTTTAACAAACTTCGCCTGATTGCTCAAATGAGCCGTCAGGCGTTTTTATTTTATAGGACAAAATGCTTCTCAAGCTCTCTGACAATGTGACAGTAAAAAATGGCCAATGGCCAAAGACCTATACGCGCAAGTTAATTGAACAGGGTCTGGTTGATTATAAAGATTTGAAGATAGCTGGCGGGAAGATCAAAGTCCTTCTCTTAAGAAAAGAGACTATCGATCAAATCGTTCCAAGCTTAATCGACAAACCAGTAATAATCAAGCATCAAGACGTAGACACTGAGAATTTCAAGGAACTCGCAGTAGGGTACATCAAGAACATTTATTTCAATCCGATTGACGGTTGGTATTATGTTGATTTTCTGATTACGGATGATGAAGGACATCAAGCGATGGAAGATGGGTGGGGCGTTTCGTGTGCGTATAAGATCAACCAAATCATTTCAGGTGGGAAGTATCACAATATTGATTACGAAGGCGAGATTGTTCAGGGCGTAGGTGAGCATTTAGCCTTAGTCAAGAATCCAAGATATGAAGATTGCTTGACAGTAGTAAACGGCGTCGAATGTCTTTTGTACAACGAAAAGAGCTATTTAACAAAAAATCAACAGGAGGATAACACAATGTTATTCAATTTCTTCGGTAAAAAGGATGATAAAGGTTTCAAACCAGATACTTTAGTTGATCTTGGCAATGGCAAGACCGCCCCTTTAGGTGAAATCATGAAAATTGCCAATTCAATTTTATCCAAAGAAGCCCATCAAATTGATGGTACTGTTGAAATTGAATTAGAGAATGGCAAGAAAGTAAAACTGGAAGATGCCATTAAAGCTTTCAATGCCGCTACTGACAAAGGCGAAACTGCTGATGAAAAAGCTGCTCGCGAGAAAGAAGAAGGAAAGAAAGCTGAAAACGCTGTTAAATTCAAAAATTGCGCTTGCGGTGGTGAAAAAGATGGCAAGCATATGGAATCATGCAAGATGTATAACGCTGATGGATCTGATAAGGAAAAGAAAGACGACAAAATGGAAAATGCCACTTTAGTCGCTTTGCAGAATGATGTTAAGGCCGTGAAACTGGAAAATGAAGCCTTAAAAGAAGCTATTAAGAATAACGGCATATTTGTCAAGATCAATACCCTAAAAGACGCTTCTTTAGAAAATGTTGTTTTAGAGAACAGCACTAAAGAGAGCGGTACTATTGAAAATCGTCTTGAGAACGCTAAACAATATTTTGTTCCTAAAACCAAATAACGATTTAATTTAACATCCCACACAGGAGGGGCAAGCAATGAGTCAAAATTATCAGAATCTAAATCAGTTCGCGCAGCTTCCGATCTTAGGTGATACAGCGACAAAGGTCAATCTTAATACGCTGTCCGTTCAGATTGATCCTAATTCGATCAATACATTGCTCCCTGGTGATGCTGTTTATATGACGGCTACTGCTGGTACTACCATCTTAGTTGACAAGTGTTCAGCTACAGTGGCTCCTTTTGGGTATGTTCTTTATAACTTAAAGACAGATACGTTCATAGCTGGAGATGCGGTTGAAATTGGCGTAGCTGGTCAAATCATGTATGCGCTCGCAGCTGGGACTATCACACGCGGAAACAATTTGGAATATGATCCTAGTGCAAGCTTAATCACTGGTCCTCAAATGTTAGCTTCTGGAGGCGTAAATCCTATTTCTGCTTTGGCTCTTGATAACGCCACAACGGGGAATTTATTCCGTATGATTGTATTGGGAGTATCTTACCCGGTCACAGCAACTATTTCAGGTGGTTTCATCAACAATACTCCTATTGGAGGAACTACGCCTGCTTTAGGTGCTTTCACTGTATTAACTGCTTCAACAAGCTTGACTGTTTCAGGTAATACTACTACCACGACTCTGTATGATGCGATTGTTGCCTTAGCTACTACAGCCACAATTTCATTGAATCCTGCTTTGGGTGGCTTGTTCACTTTAACTCCAACACAATCTTGTACTATCAATGCAGCGAGTGTTCCTGCAAAGCATCAAAGGATTGTGATCAATATAGTAACAAGCGGAACGGTTGCTTTCACTGTCACGTTTGGTTCTAATTTCAAGAGTACTGGAACATTGTCAACAGGTACAGTTAATGGTACTACCTTTATAGTTGGATTTGAAGGAAACGGCACGAATTTCTGTGAAGTTTCTCGTACAGGAATATAATTCAAAAATTAAATAAACCGGAGGATATCCAATGCGTACAGTCTTAGGGTTCGAAAAAAAGATGGTTAATGGACAGCAAGTAGATGATATTTCTAAGCCCCTATTTGCCAAAAATGGCGGTCTTAGTCTCCTGAACTCGACACAAGGGATAGAAACCTCCAGTTTTGGGTATCAGCGCGCTATTACGACACTGACCTATATCAAGACTCTTATCACAGAGCAAATCTTTTATAAGGTCAATCCTTTGGATTATGCTCCTGTGGTGGTTGGTGAAGGGTCTTTCGCTCAAGCCATTTTGACGAATATCACTTTTAGTACATCAGGTGATTTTTTCGCTGGTTTGATCAATCAAGGCAATAATAACGATCAATTGGCCAAAGCCAACGTTGGTATCAGTTCAATTACCACGCCTGTCTTCAATTGGGCTAAGTCGATTGATTATACCATCTTTGAAATTGAACAAGCCCTTCAAGCCAATAATTGGGATTTGATCAAGAGCAAGCATGACGCTCGTAAAGAGAATTGGGATTTGGGTATTCAGCAGATGTTCTTCTTGGGGATGCCTTCGGACCCTGTGAACGCTCCAGGATTGTTGAATAACACGAATGTCAATATCAACAGTGCGATTATTACTCAATTGTTAAACACAATGACATTCGCTCAGTTCACGGCTGTTGTTGCTGATTTGCTTGAAGCTTATCGTTCAAATTCAAACAGAACAGCTTATCCCACTCATTTCATCATCCCAGAAGATGATTATAACGGTATGATGGTTCCGTATACAGCAACAGCAACTGGCTTCCCTTTGATCTCAATCATGGAGTATTTGAAGAAAGCTTTTGCTGGAGTTGGGTTGCCTAATCTCAAGATCATGCCTTCAGCTTATGCAATGCCCGCTTATAACGCGAGCGCATCGGGATTAGATCAGCACACCTATACACTACTGAATTATGATGTGCGTTCAGTGCGTATGGATATCCCTGTAATGATCACAGCCACTCAGCCAAACACCATAAACAACTTCCAGTTCCAAGATGCTGCTTATGGTCAGTTTACTCCTGTTGTCGTGATTAAGCCTCTGGAAATGTTGTACTTCCAGAACAATTTCTAAGGAAACAAATGGCCGAAAAAGCGAAAGCTCTGGTACGGAGTACCTCGAGCTTCGTATCTAGGCCTTCTAAACCCACTCGAGGAGGGTAGATAAAATGAGCGAAGTTAAAACAGAAACAAAGACAGTTAAATCAGTAACTCTACAGCATATTGGCAAAATACGTCAATTTTATGTTGCTGCTGAAAGAGTAACTAAGATCTATCGTGGTGCTCAAGCTATGCAAAAGGGCACACGATTTGAAAGAATTATTGTCCTGAATCCTGGTTGCGTCGTTGACGTAACTCCTGACTTAGCAGAATGGCTCTTAAAGAAAAGGGATTTTCAAAAGTATGGAGTTAAATAAGGGAGGGACGGATGTCTTGCACGGTGTCAAACTTGACATGGGTCCCACCCACATACCAGCAGTTTCAAACGACTTTTCCTTTTAACAGAGCTTTCCCTTTTGCTGGTCCCAATACTCCCACAACTGATCTAGATTATGTTCAGACTCAGGATTATCAGGGTGCTTTAAATCTAGCAATTATTAATTTTAGCCCTGAAATGTTTGACAATAACGGCATGAGTACGACTGTATTCATGTGGCTCTTAGCTTTCTATCTAGCTGAGGGTTTGAAGATAGCTTCTAAAGGAATTGCTGCTCAAGCTAATTTTTCCTTAACAGCTATTGCCGCTGGTGGCGTGAATGTAGCTATGACACCACCTGAGTCTTTCTTGAAGAATCCAACTTACAATATGTTTACACGCAATGGGTTTGGGTTACAGTATTTAAGTTTGGTTTATCCATACACAATAGGTGGGGGCACAATCGCATTAGGAACAACAACTTATTCATAAAGGAGAGTATATGCACTATAAAAATGGTAGAGAAGCAAAGAACGGTGACAAAATTGTGTTAATCCCATCTTATGGAAATCCCGTAATTGGGATTCTGTATGATGCCACCGCTGGCAATGATGCTTGTAATGGGAAAATTGCGCCTGTATCGTCCAGCGATCCATGTCCTAATTTAGCGGAATGTTTACATTTGGAAGATGTCTTGAAAGCTTTACCAACAGAAGTGCCGGATACAACTAAAGCAACTGAAACACTAGCACCATGAAGAAGATAATATCTAGAGGCAGAGATATAAAAATTACTTTAGATATTGAAAAGCTCCTTAAGATGAAAGAGGAACTTGCTAAGAAGTATCGTGCGCGAGTTGGAGTATTAGGTCAGAAAACAAATAGAATCCCAATGCTCACTGGCGAAAGTCATGAGCGTTATAAATTAAGAGTCAAGAAGCTTTTAAAAGATAACCCTGAATTGAAAGCTAATGAATCTAAAACCAATGCGGAAATTGGTTTGCTACAAGAGATGGGTTCTCTGAGTTTACACATTCCGCGTAGATCTTTCTTAGAAATGCCGTTGTCTTTAAAGATGCCTGATTATTCGAGGTTCTTTGGTAATCAATTAATGAAGGCAATTGATGAAGGCAATCTTAAACCAGTATACACGAATTTAGGTATTAAGGGAGAGCAGGTTGTACAGTTAGCTTTTGCAAGTCGAGGGTTTGGTCATTGGCCTGAGAATGCTCCGTACACGATTCAGAAGAAGGGTTCAAGCACACCTTTGATCGATACCGGGCAGTTAAGAAGATCTGTTACATCGGATGTGGTGACAGCATGAACGATCAAGTAAAAATAGAAGTGATTTCTGAATTGATCAAGAACACTTATGAAGCTATGGGAATGGCTGTGGGAGAGATTAAGCCCTGTGGCGTAGCGAACTTCATAGTTGAGATCATAGACATCAATGGACCACGCGAAGTGCTTGTTAATATATTTTTACAAATGATAAATATAAATGGTACTCATTAACGCAAATAAATTAACGCTTTCTCAAAATGTCGGTGGGCTTCCTGATGTGAGTGCTGCCGTGATGTCTTTATTACAGCCTGTTAATGTGGGCATTGTGACACAGCAGATGATCAATGGGTACTATAAACCTATTACTCGCACAATGTCAACGCAAGCATCTATTCAGCCAATCCCTCAAGAACTTGCAATAAAGATGGAAGGGGAGAGAAATTGGAGATGGCATTTAATCCATATATTGCCAAATGTTCTTTTGAATAACAATGATCTGATCACGCTTTTTGGGATTACGTATAAAGTAATGAAGAAAGAAAACTGGACTCAGTATGGTTATTTAGCTTACTTTGTCGTCGAGAATTTCGATAATGCTCAGTCAAATTGAACATATTACATCTTTAGATCTATTGCGCGATATCATCCAAGAAGAAATGTGTTTGCCTGATGATCAGATATTTATTTACGCACAACCAAATATTTTACCTTCTGACATGAAACTTTATGTGGTAGTGGAGTACAAATATTCAAAAATTTATAGCAATAGGAATCTGACGCCTGTTGATGCAGAAGACAATATTACTCAGGAACAGAATGTTAATACTCAGGAATTCTTGACAGTTCAATTGTTCTCGCGGAGTTTTGAAGCATTGCGTAGGAAAGAAGAAGCGGCAATGGCATTGAAATCATTTTACGCCCAACAGATTCAAGAGAAATATTCGTTTAAATTATCGGTCAATCCGAACATTTTAGACCTAACTTCTCTTGAAGCATCAGCCATGTTATATCGCTATGATGTGCCAGTAGTTTTCTTGAGTGCTTATCAGAAGATTAAAACCGTTGAATGGTATCAAAGCTTTAATGTTGAAGTTATCGCAAATGACGGTCAACCTGATATGGAGTCAGAATTTACGCAACCAACAGTGAGTTTACCAATATGAGTTATGGATATATTTATAAGACGACAAATTTAATCAATGGCAAGATCTACATTGGTCAGCATAAGGGATGCTTGAGTTCTCACTATATTGGAAGTGGGAAATTAATCCGATGGGCTATCAATAAATATGGGAAGCGTAATTTTAGGATTTAGGTATTAGCGTTTGCCACCAATAAAGCCATGCTTGATGGTTTAGAAATGAAGCATATTTATGAGCACCGTCAAGTTTTTGGGAAAGAATTTATGTATAACTTGGCAATTGGCGGAGGCGGTGCAAATGGTTATAGACACACAGCGAAGAAACGAAGAAGAAGATGAGTGAAAGTCATAAAGGCATTAAGAATCCTATGTTCAGAAAACCAGCATACGGATTTAAGGGGCATAAACATACAGAAGAATCCAGATTGAAAATGAGAGAATCTCGTATGGAATTTTTAAACAAAATGGTTGTTAATTGAAAGGAATAAAATATGGATTTGCCTATCACCAATATTATTGACATCAATGTTACATTTTTGCCCGCTGGAATAGGAGAATTCAATGTTAATAATGTAGCATTGATTACGAGTGATCCATTCTTGTCAAATCCTAATAGTGATTTTCATAGATCTTATATCTCATTGGCTCAGGTTGGTTTGGACTTTGGTACGACTACAGAGACTTATCTGCAAGCGCAAGCTTTCTTTAGTCAACAGCCTAACGCTGTTGGAGCTGGCGGTACTTTGAATATTTTCCCATCTTTTACAAATTCTTCTTTGGCTTCCGTCTCAGTTTCAGCTGGTGGGTCTGGATATAAATTAGGAGATGTAATCACTGTTTTAGAGACAGGCGCAGGGAGTGGTACTTGTACTGTTTCGGCTGTTAATGGTTCAGGAACGGTCTCCGGATTGACAATCACGAATGGTGGCTCTGGGTATACTGCTACAGTCAGTTTATTAACAAGCGGCGGGGCAGGATCAGGATTGACCGTTACTATCAACTCTCTGACAACTGAAACTCTCACTCAAGCTATTGCACGTACTCAGGCGTATGTATTTTATGTAGGCATTATAAGTACCAACTATGGAGCTAATACCACTTGGCCAGCTTTAGCGAATGCAGTCCAAGGGTATCAAAACAAGCTCTTGTTTTTGCCTTCTAATGCTATCATGGACATCCAAGGTGCTTTTACGACTATACAACAATCAACTGATTATAATACACGGTGCTTGTTCTATTCTAATTCCAACGCTCAACAAGCTCGATTATTCGCAGCCGCATACGCAAGCCGTTTATTGTCTGTAGATGCAGAGGGTTCTAATACAACTTTAACAATGAACCTTCAACAATTAGAAACTATCCCTGCTGATACGGGTATTACGCAGACTTTAGTGGGTTTATGTGCTACAGCGGGCGTAGACATATATCCTTCCACAGCTGGGTATCCAGGCGTTTATTCTAATGGTGCTAATAAATTCGCAGATGAAGCTTGGAACTTGATTGCTTTTGTAGCTCAGTTAGAAGTAGATGGATTTGATTATTTAGCTACTGTAGGCACGAAAGTTGCTCAGACTGAGCCAGGAGTATCAGGACTCAAGAATGCTTATAAGCAAGCTTGCCAGCAATTTGTTAATAATGGATATATTGCTCCGGGAGCTTGGACTTCTGCTCAGATCATCGGCGTACAAGCAGATCTGATTTCTAACATTGCTCAGTACGGGTATTATATTTATAGCCAGCCTGTTAATCAACAATCTCCAGCAGCGCGTGGACTAAGACAAGCGCCAGCTATTTCGATTGCTATAAAAGAAGCTGGAGCTATTCATTCAAGCATTGTTAATGTTTATATCAATCAATAAGGAGATAATCTCATGGAAACAAGTTTAACAGGCAAAGATACAATCATAATTAACGGCAGAGTGCTGAATGACTTCGCTGATGGTGACACTTGTAAATTAGATTATCCCAATGATTTATCTGTTATTAAGACAGGGAAGAATGGGAATTCTATTTATGCTTTTCAATATAGCGGTCTTCAATGCACTGTTGATCTGAGGATATTATTAGGAGGTTCGGATGATGCGTTTCTTAACGCACTCTTGAGCAATTTTATCAGTAACCCTCCTGGATTCATTCTTTTAACAGGTGAATTTATAAAGAACATTGGAGACGGCGACGGGAATATTACGCCTGTTTCTTATGTCATGTCAGGTGGTTCTTTCAAGAAAAATGTGCCAGCAGTAGAAAATGCGGATGGTGACACAAATCAAGCTATTGCAACTTTTATGCTTCACTTTACTAATGCACCAAGACAAGTAGCTCAGTAAGGAGAAAGGAAACTCGAGGATGGAAAAAATCTTAGATAGCGGGGCTAAGGTAAATATTACCTTATCAGATTTCGAGGTTTGTGATCGGCTATTGATTGCAGTAACAAAAGAACTTGAGGGAGTGGGAATATCTCTTGGACTCAAATCAGGGAATTTTACAGATTTCCTGAATATGGATATTGATAAAGACGCAGCTTTGAATACACTTAAGAATGCTATTATGCGTATAGCGTCTTCTAATTTGATAAGACCCATTCTCTGGGAATGTATGCAGAGAGTGACTTATAATGGTTTAAAAGTAACTCCCAAAACATTTGAGGGCGAGAAAGAAAGAGGCGATTGGCCGATCTTGGCTAAGGAGGTGTTGGTCTCAAACCTTATCCCTTTTTTTCCAAGTCTAAGTTCAAAGTTGTCAACCGTCGTAAAGGGACTTACATAAAGCCATCGACCAGAATAGAGGCGGATAATAAGACTGTAATAGGGTTGAGGTTGGCTAAGATATGGAATTGCCATCCAGAAAGAGTTTGGAACACAAGAGTTGACCTCGTAATTGATGCCCTTCAATACGAGGTTTTTTTACAGGAAATGGAAGAAACTTTCTACATTTTAAATAGGAAAGAAGAATGAAAATAGGTGAATTATTTTTCCAATTAGGGTTCCAGACGGATACTGTCAAAGTAAATGACTTTATCAATATGATTGGAAAGCTTAATTTTAATAGCGTTCTCGCTTCTCTTGGCGTTGGTGAACTTTACGAGAACATGAAGAACATTATGACTATAGCTGATCAGACAGCTACGGGAATGAATTTATTTGGGAAAGAAACAGGGCTCTCTGCTCAGAAAATGACTCAATGGTCCCGCTATGCGGAACAAATGGGAGTTTCAGGAGATACTGTCACAAGCGCGCTTACAACGCTCCAGAAGAAGGCTGCTGGGCTTAAATCAGGGTTAGACAGTAGCTTGCTTACTCCACTGTATATGCTCAATCAGGCAGGTGCAGGTATAACAAATGCTGATATAGACAATCCCTTTACTTTCTTAGACAAAGCTCTTAAAGGGCTTCAAATGATAAATCCAGAGCTAAGAACGACTGTAGCCGGGATGCTTGGCATAAGCGAAAAACTCTTGGCTTTAAAAAGCTTTAAAGATGCTGATTTGATCATAGTTCCTACTCCAGAACAAGTCACAGTTCTTATGAATTATCATAAAATATGGACTGCTATAAATCAGAATGTTGGAACATTTTTTCTGGACATGGCAAGCACATGGGCTCCAGATCTTCAAGCTTTTGGGAACTCTCTAAACAATATGGTTAAATATGCAATAAATAATATCGCTCAATTCAAAGCCTGGGCAGAAGTCTTGGTTGGGTTTGCTTCTTTATTTATTCCATTTTTAAGAATCCCTTATGTATTAGAGATAATCTCTACACATTTTAGGAAAGTTAGAGATGATGCCAAAGCTGCTTGGGAGTGGATGGTTAAAGTTGCAGATGCTATAAATCCTAATAAAGTAGCTCAAAATCTCAATAAGGCACTCGGTATAACTCATCCGATTATTGACATTCCAAAGCTTTTGTCTTCGGTGAGTATCCCTTCTTCAATATTAGGCCTTGGGGCTAGAGTTGGGAGTGAAGTTCAAAAATTTGTCACTCAACATAACACCATAACTATAAATGGGAATAATCCCCATGAAATAGCTAAAGCTGTAGATGAAAGACTCAACAAACACTTGTCAGATGCTCAATATCAGTCACCTTTAACAAGCAGATAATATGCCTCAAACAATAGATCTTAACAGTAATCAGACAAATGTAATCGCGCAAACGCAGAATCTAATTGCGAATGTCGTTAATCAATTCATTGTGAGACCTACTGGTGGTTTGACAACGAGTGGAATTAATGGGTTTGTCTTTGACATTCTAGGCGAAGAAGAAATTACCATGGAAAGCGAAATTACTGATCACTATGTTGAGGACAATTACGCTATTCAAGATCATATTGCTCAAAAGCCAATTCGCTATGTCTGCAAAGGGTATATTGGAGAATTAATAAATCTTTTTCCTAGCACTCTTTTATCAATACTTACGGACATTCAGATCCTTGATGCTGTGCCTGGTTTTGGTCCTGTATTCTCAGCGCAAGCTACTCAGGTTTATGCTGAATTGGCAAGTCAAGGGAATCAATCAAATAATGTAATCTCTCAAGCACAAAGCGTATATGCACTATTGTCAGGAGCCAGCACGACAGCGACGAGACAGCAGAACGCTTTTGTAACATTCTCTAACTTTTGGAGCAATCGTCAGTTGTGTACTATAGAAACTCCTTGGGGAGTTTTGTACAATATGGCAATTGAACGAGTTGCTCCTATGCAGAATGAGAACACATCGATCATAAGCGAGTTTACAGTAAGCTTTAAACAGATACGTTTAGCAACAACATTGACAACGCCTTTAACGGTTAATAACCCAGCAGGGAGCGGCGTAACTACGCCTTCGACAAATGGGACAGCCCAACAATAATTTTACAAGTCCTCAACCAGGACTACTTAACACTTCCATTAATAACATCCAGAGCAATGCCAAAGGCCGCGTTTCTCAGATGTTGAGCCCTCTTATTATAAATGGACAGACAACAGGACAAGTGGTAAGCGGAACGCCTCTCTTAAATGCTTTCGGTTTTAATGCAAATTTAACTTTAAACCCAACTCAAATAACTACCCTGACAGCAGATGCCAATCAGAATATTGTGATAGTTCTACCGGATGGGACAAAAATAAACATGACTCTGAATTACTTTGCAGGACAACAGGGTTGGTTTTATAGCTTCAATTATAATAATTCTCAGTTTGTCGTTAATAACAGAAGGCTTATAACGGGTCCTAATATGCTATCTCAATTCCAGAATATTATTGAATTTGGGTTTGCTGTTACGACTACAGACGGGTATGAGCCCGTATTTATTGATGATTTTATATCAGGTAGAGCGAGCTTCTTTGTTTTAACTCAACTAGACATAGCGACTCTTGTGGAAGCTGTAATCAATGCTGTATAAATTTCAAAGAAATTATGAACTTGACGTACAGGGTAATGATGGGAAACTTCATACATTCCAATACCCTTTGACTCTTGATTTTCAGGTTAAGCGGAATGTTCTGGCATCAGCGAATACTTGTAATTTAAAGATCTATAATCTTGGGCAACAGACAAGAAACGTAATTTATAAAGATCAGTTCTCCCAGAGTTTGTCTTTTCGTTCTTTGATATTGAAGGCTGGGTATGGACAGACAGTGCCTATTATATTCAATGGTAATGTCAAAATGGCTCAATCTTATAGGTTAGACAAGAGTGTAAATTTTATAACTGAGATTGAGGGATTTGATTATGGGTGGGCAATTGTTAATGCCACTTCAAGCTTTAACATGAGTGGAACTGTACAAACGCCTACAGTCATTAATCAATTAATAGCTGATCTACAGAAAACAGTCCCTTCTAAGACCTTGGGAATAGGAGCTATAAGTAATCAGTTCAATACAGTCTATTCGACGCGCGGAGTAAGCATAGCTGGTTCAACATGGAATAATCTTCAGAAAGTCACTAACAATCAGACTTTCATAGATAATGGGAATGTATTCTGCTTATTCGAGAATGACGTTTTTAACTCAGACCTTACAGTCATAAATTCCGAGACTGGTCTTTTAGGAACACCTAAGAAACAAGATCGAATGATTATAGTAGAGATCTTGTTTGAACCAAGATTAAATATAGGTCAACAGGTAAGTTTGCAAAGCAGTTCTTTGACTCAGTTCAATGGTAATTATAAGGTGGTTGGGATTGAACATCATGGCACAATATCAGCGGCAGTAGGTGGAGAATGCAAGACTATCGTAAGTCTTTTGTTGCCATTCGAGAAAATAAATGTTTTAGAGGGTAATGGATAATGAATTCAGATAATCAAAATTTTCTATCACAAACACCAGATCTCAATCTGTGGATGAGATTTGCTTTGGCTAATTTTGCGGCTGATATAAATTGTGTTTCTTTGGGAACTATAGTAAGTTTTGATGGTCCAAGCCAGACAGCAACGGTGTCAATAAATTATCTTAAGATCATCAAGGGTGCAAATCCTAATTTGCCCAATGATGCTCCAAATGATCAAACTTCGGATGTTTATTTGAAATACCCTTTATTGATAAAGTGCCCAGTGGTTGTTATGCAAGGGGGCGGAGCTTATTTAACATTCCCTATTAATCCAGGAGATACTGGTTTAGTTTTTTTTAGTGATAGAGAGCTCGATACTTGGCTTACTACAGGTCAAACAACATACCCTCATAATCTTAGAACTCATGACTTAAGCGACGCTATAATATTATTAGGAATAAGGAATCTGACTAATCCTATAGGTTCTTACGATACTCAAAATGCAGCCTTTACTTTTCCTAACGGATTAATAAATATAATTGATAAAACAGGTGAGAGATTAGTTCAGTCTGGAATGATGATTGCGTATGGAGGATCAGCAGCTCCTTCTGGTTGGTTATTGTGTCAGGGTCAGGCAGTAAGTCAGACCGCGTATGCAGCATTATACGCTGTTATTGGGTCAACATATAATACTGGTGGAGAAGGAGCGGGGAATTTTAGAATTCCTAATATGCAAGGTAATGTAGCGGTTGGGTTATTAACTGGTGATCCTAATTTTGGTGCGCTAGGAGATCAGCTTGGCGAACAAGAGCATACTCTGACAATTCCTGAAATGCCAAGCCATAATCATGGAGGAGATGCTGTTGGAGGGGCTTCTGTTAATATTGCCAATGTTTCTGGGAGTAATGATAAAAACACGCAAGCGATAGGATTCACTGGAGGAGATGGGGCGCATAACAATATCCAGCCTTCTTTAGTTGTCAATTGGTTAATTAAGATATGATCATGCGCGCTTTACAAAATGGAGATGCTACGTTTGGACAAGGGAGAGAAAATTTTCTTTCCGGTCAACAGGCTATTGCTCAGAACATTCAGACGAATCTTTATTGTTTTTTGAGAGACTGTTATTTTGATATACAGAAAGGTGTGGATTGGATTCGCTTCTTTAGCGTACCGACTCAGGCTCAAGAAGTGACTCTTAGTGTGAGAGGAATAGTCTTGCAATGCTTTGGAGTGGTTAAAATAAATAGTTTGAGTGTGTCATTGTTGAATAGAAAAATATCTATTACAATGAACATTAACACCGAATTTACAACGAATTATCAATATAATCTGGAATACGTACCTGTTTCTTAGGAGAGAAAATGTCAAGTCCATACATTGATGCTACAGGAATTAATATCGAAACATTGACAGAGATCATAAATGACATTATTAATGGTACTCCTCAGCTTCCAGGTTTAATTCAAATCTATGGACCTGACATAAATGTTGATTCAAATACTCCAGATGGTGAATGGATAAATATTTTTGGTTTATCGAATGAAGACATACAACAATTATGTGTTCAAATCTATGACTCTTTTGATCCTACTCAGGCTGTGGGGGTAGCTTTGGATGGGTTATGTCAATTAAACAGCAGTAGTTTGTTGCGTAAGGGTGGTATTTATACTCAAGTTGTTGTGGATGTTGTTGTATCTGAGACTTTTAATTTATCCGGGCTTGATACTTCAAGTCCATTTACCATATCAGACGCAAATGGTAATTTGTTCTATTTAATTTCTTCTTCCACTGTTAGCGCAACGACTAATCCTTTAAATTTTCAAGCAGCAAATATTGGCTTTATTCAAGTTCTTCCAAATACTTTAACAGTGCCTGTCACCATTGTGGCTGGAGTAGTTTCTGTAAATAACCCTTCCAGTCCTTATCAAATAGGATCTAATCAAGAAACGGATTCTCAATTAAGAATCAGGCGAGCCGCTTCAACAGCTATGCCAGCGCAAGGGTTTAATGCGTCTTTATATGCAGGGTTGCTTAGTATACCAGGATTGACTCAAGCTACTATTTATGAAAACACAACTACAGTAAATCAACTCACCGTAGTTCCCCCTGCATCTATCTGGGTTATTGTTGAAGGAGGGAGCAGTACAGAAGTTGCTGACATGATTTACACCTATAGAAATGCTGGGTGTGGGATGTATGGTTCAACGAGTGTAAGCGTTCTTCAAGCAGACGGATCTAGCTTTATTGTAAATTTTTCTCCTGCCGTTGATCTAAATCTATACTTGTCTCTTACAGTTTCATCTTTGTCTGGTGGATCAATTGATACAACTGCTTTGGCTTCTTATTTGGCAACTAATTACAATTTGGGAATTTATGAAGTTGCTGACATAACATCTATAACAGCTTTGATACACGCTTACAGCACAGATATTCTCGTACAATTTGCGGGTGTAAATAATACAAATAGTGGGTATGTGGACTCAATATTCCCAACAAATAGATATAATATTTGGGTCCTGCCAGCTGCAAACATAGCAATTAACGTGGTGTGATATGGCCTTAGATCCCGCACTTTTAGAATACTATAGTGATCTTTTAATAGCTCAATACCGCAATGCTTCTAAAATGGTAGCTACAACACAGCTATTAGTAGGTCAAAGTCTGTGTGGTGGATTGCCTCAAGAACTTCAAACTTGTTTTGATTTAGATACGGCAGTAGGAGCTCAGTTGAATATTTTAGGGGCGATTGTTGGAGTACCCAGAAATATTTATGGCCTTGATTTAGTCCATACGTTTTTTAATTATGCAAGCTACGCCATCTCTGAGCTTTTGACTGATGGTGGTTTTGAGCTTTGGAATAGTTCTTCTGTCTTAACTGATTGGACGACTTTAGCTGGAACAATTGCAAGAACGACGAATCCTGTCTTTGCTGGAACATATTCTGCTGGAGTAACGACATCTGGGACTGTTTCTGGGATTTATCAATCGTATGGAAGTTACGCGAGTTTGGATGGAGATACGGTTTCTTTTGGGTGCTGGGTATGGAGCGCGACAGCTAATAAAGCATACATCGAGATCAATGACGGAGTAACAAATAGCGTGAGTGCTTTTCATCCAGGCGATAGTCAGTGGCATTATTTAACAGTCACTCATTTAATGAGCAATTCTCCAAGCGAACTGGTTTTTTCATGCTTGATTGGTGCTTCAACTGCGGTGACAGCTTATTTTGACGCTGGAACAGCTTTCCAACAGACAGCTATAGGATTTGGAAGTTATCTAAACAGCCCGTATTCTTCTTCATTATTCAGAAGCTATTTTGATAGTGCTACCTACACTCTGACAGATTTCGAGATGAGAGAATTAATTTATTTAAAGATCTTGTTCAATAATACTTTTTCAAGCACAAAGAACATCGTACAGGGATTATGGAATTTATATGGGAGCGCAGTTCAGTTTGTAGACAATAAAAATATGTCTGTCACTTATAATGTACAGAATCCTTACCATACTGTATTTACAGCAGCACAATATCTCAACATCTTATTGAGGCCAATGGGTGTAAGTGCTACACTAAACTTAGTATAATAATCGGAGAAAAACATGGCAAAGATCGTGCGTGCAACACAAACAATATTTGGGGGAACTGGAGTAACTTCTGATTTTGGAGAGTTTGGTTCTCTAGCAGCAGGTACTCCTACTACAAGCAAGACTCCTTCTGTAATTCAGAGTTTACCAGCGTGGCTAGCTGGATGGGCTGCTGCAACTATTGGAACTCTCATACCTGCTTATCAAGATATGAATTCGGTGCATTATTTAGCCTTCTATCAGATTTGTTACATTTTGCAAATGGGCATTGCTGAATATGACTCAGGAACCACTTATTATACAAATAGTGTAGCTCAATTTGGCGGACAGTTTTATGTTTCTTTAGTTGATAACAATACAGGAAACGAACCAGATGTAAGCCCTACTCAATGGCAAAGTGGAATTCCTGGTGCAGAAATAACAGGAGTCATAAAACAATTTGCCGGGGTAACTGCTCCGAATGGATACTTTATATGTGATGGTTCAGCAAAAAGCCGAAGCACTTACGCATCATTATTTTCTGTAGTAGGAACCATATATGGAATTGGTGATGGATCTACGACATTTAATATACCTGATCTAAGAACAAAAGTCCCAGTTGGCTATTCTTCTGGTGATCCTAATTTTGGTGCTTTAGGAGATACTGGCGGAGAAGTTTCTCATACGCTAACAGTAAACGAATTACCACCCCACAATCACCCTATAAATGCTGCTTTATCAGATTTCACTGGTGGAGGGGTGACGGAAATATTTCAATCTTCTGGTCCTAATGTAAATACAGGAAATACAGGTGGTGGTGCAGCGCATAATAATTTACAACCATTCTTGACAGTTAATCATATAATCAAATATTAAGGAGCATATGGACGCTTCTCAAGTTTTTCCTATAAATATAGTTCAAGGCGCTACTCTAATAAGACAGATCACTTATTATGACACTAACGGGAATCCTGTTAATCTGACAGGCTATACAGCTGATATGCAATTCAGATCTACAGTTCAAGATACTGGCTCTCCTATTATAGATCTCTCAACGGCGAATGGTGGAATTTCGATTAATGCGCTAGCAGGTACAATAACTTTCACGATATCATCAACTATTTCAGCGATATTAAGTGATGGTCAACAGATGGTATATAATTTATTTTTAACTTCTGGAACGGGCGTAGTTACTCCTTTATTGAGTGGTCCTTCCTATGTTCAAGGGAGTACAATACGATGAGTTGTGAACCCATTCAAATAATACAACAAATACAGGAGATCAAAGTGTGCGCTCAAAACCCTGTTTCTCAATTTCAGCCTTTCTCTTTTACATCAACAGTTAATGGTCAAACAATTCTTGGTCCTTTACCGCAAGTGCCATTAGCGATAATTTCCTTATACATAATGGGATATGGACAGAATCCTTTAAATTCTCCTGCTGATTATACTCTAGATAGTACGGGATTAAATATTGTTTTGAGTCAAGGAGTTCCATCTGGAATTACAGTATTTGGGATGTACCAAGTCACATGAAAACACCTTTTTCTTTTGTTGCGACAACGGCGAATCAAACAGTATTTGGTCCTATTGATATTTCCTTAGAAGCCGTAGTGACAATGGGTATAGATGGAGAGTTTCAAGATCCAACAGGAACAGATTTTACAATAGGTGGTATTTATTTAACCCTTGCGGCAGGCGTGCCTGTCGGAACAAAAATAGCGGGAGTATTAGAGATATGAAAAAAATACCTTTAGTCTTTTTGATTTTATCGACATTCATGTTAAATATGTCGATTGTTCATGCTAATACTTATCCCCCAGCGATCTTTGTTACTTCAACAATTCCAGGGTCTCCTAAGTGTGTAAATGGTTCAGCAACGAATGTCCAAGCATATCTTAATCAGGTTGATCAGTGTTTCGGAACAATCTCAGCAGGTTTAACTTTTACAGACGGTTCTCATACTGTTGCTAATGCAACTCAATTGACAGTAAGCGGTGGAACTATTGGAGGCACAACTCCAAATGCTACTCTATCAATCACAGCAACAGCTAATCCCGGAAGTCCTGTTAATTCTTTTCAGTACAACAATGCTGGTACATTTGCTGGTGGAAATATGTATGAGACTTCAGGAGGGAATATTGGTATAGGCACCTCAGTACCAGCTGCAACCTTTGATGTAGAAGGGACCTTATCGACCACAACATTCGCTGGGAATGTAGGGATAGGAACGACTACTCCAACCAAGAATTTTGTTGTGCAAGGAAATACCAATGGAAGTGTTGGAATGCTTTTCCAAAATCTTAATGCGGGCACATTGGCACAATCAGGTTTTGATATTTACAATAATCAGGGAAATGGTTTTGCTTTAGTATCGACGGGCTCAAACTTTACTCCGGTTTCACCTAATCTATTTGGTATTTTTACGACACCAGGATATAGTTTTAATATTGGAAATCAGAATGGAAATATATACCAAACCATAGACGGAAACGGGAATGTTGGGATTGGGACTACAGCAACTCCACTTTTATTTACTATACAGACAGCACAAGGACCGCTGTCGCTTGATTATTCAACTTCTACCTTAATTGTTCATGGGGCGGGGACTTTTACAGGCAACGGTGGAACCATTACTATGCAAGAAGCTCCTGCCCCCTCTAATCCATCTTTGGGAAATGACGGCATATATATTTCTAATACAGATAGTTTGGTTCATGAGATCACAAATTTGGGTAAAAATTATCCATTAGTTCAATGGTTCCCTGAGAATAATGGAATCTATGCTCCTGGGAATGTCGGGATAGGTTCTCAGAATCCTGGACAATCCCTTGATGTTTTAGGTACTGTTAGATCAACAGGATTTATTGCAACTGGGGCACAATCAACATTTGTGGCCAACGTCGGTATAGGCACAGTCGTTCCTATTAGGATTCTTGATGTGGTAAGTTCAGACACGAATACATCTTTGACAACTGCTTCACTGCCATCCATCGGTATAGAGAATTTGAATAACGCTACTCCTAATAATATAGAAGAACTTGCATTTTCAACAACCGATAGCAACTCCGCACCAGCTTTAGCCGCTAAGATCAGTGTCATTAATACTTCTCATACGGCAAACGCTGTTAATGGAGCCTTGGCGTTCTTAACAAGAAATACGGGCACCACTACAGAAGATATGCGTATTGTGGGGGGTAATGTTGGAATTGGTAGCACAGCGCCCGGACAGAGGTTAGATATTAATGGAACTGCCCGTATGACTGGATTTAATTTGAATAGTTCGAGTGGTACTGGTTATGTTCTGACAGATTCTACGGGAACAGGGAATGGCACATGGCAAGCATCCACAGGAGGTTCAACTGGATGGACAGTTTCAGGAAATAATGTTTATCAAACGAGTTCTGGAAATGTTGGTATTGGGACAGCTATACCATTTGGGAAGTTAGACGTAGAGGGAACAAATACTTATTCTTCTTTTTATGCCGCATCCTATTCGAGTGGAAGTAATGTTGGTATAGGTTCATTCTCTCCAGGACAAAGATTGGATGTTAATGGTACGGTTAGAATGACAGGGTTCCAGCTTGGAACATCGGCGACGGCTGGATACTTATTAACTGCGGGAGCCAATGGGACAGGGACATATCAGGCCGCTCCACTCTCGTCTCAATGGAGTGGGACTAGTGGAAACCCAATTAATTATGCGTATAACGTGGGATTAGGTTCTTCTACTCCCGCAGGTCAATTGGATGTTGAGGGTACTAATACACCTGCTGTATTCTTTGCATCATCAATATCTACGGCAAGCAACATGGGGATTGGCTCATATAATCCTGGATATAAATTGGATGTAGGTAGCACAATAAGAGACTTAGGAGAAGTGGTTAATGGTACAGGAACAAGCAATTTTACAACCAATGTTGGAGTTGGTTCAGCGACACCTGGAGCTATCTTAGATGTTCAAGGAACAGCCAGATTTTTAGGTGTTAACGCAGGTTCAAACAGCTTTTATTATTGTAATGGTGGTGTAGATGTTAATTTAGTGTCAAGGGGAAGTAGTTGCTTATGTCCCTCTGGAACTTGTGTACAAATAAATATAAGTGGAAGTTAATTACATGAAAAAAATACTCCCTATTTTTATAGCTTTATGCTTATTTTCATCCCAAGCTTTCGCCTACACTGTCAATCTTCTTG